GAAGCCGCTGGTCAACCCCCGGCTCGATCACAAAGACGACGTGCAACAACTGGTAGAGCCGCTGGAGATATTCCAGAGACAGACGAAGAACCACGAAGAAGGCGAACACCCAGAGCTGCTCCGGTCCCACTGCCAACTCCAGTTAGCGGAGCCGCTGCCGCAGTTACAGAGCCAACGCCAGCACCAAGACCTCGACCTCAATTGACGGTCCCAGGCGACAGAGATGCAGAAAGGCGCGGAGCCCCAACCGCTGCGCAATCAGCGGAAGAGGCAAAGAAAGAAAAACAAAAAAGAGCCTTGGAAGCTTTGAGAGGACACGGGATTACATTTGATGAAGAATCCCCCGCAGCCGCCCAAGCGTCGGTTGAGCGAGTGCGAGCTGCTTTAGCCGCTCATCCAGCTTCTTCTGTGGCTCCACATGCAAGAGAGCTTGCGACAGCCGATCCTGATTTCAGAGCCTCTGAAACTCCAGTTAGAAGGATGGAAGAGGCGGCTTCTCGTGGAGCCAATCCATATCTGGCATCTGCTAAGGGTATTTTTGAAAAAATAAAATCCAGCATTGACCCTGGGAGGAAAAGCACCACAGAGCATTTACTCCAAGCAATGAGTTCTGGGAAAACCGATTCAGAAATGAAATCCGCCTACCAGTCTCTTTCTGGGAGTGAATTGACTTCGGCTCAATGGAATAAAGTAAAAGACAGTCTTGAAAAGGTGACTGGATTCACCGCTGAAGAAATTACTTCGAATAAGCCACTCGATCTTGAAGTCGAACGCATGAAGCGCGGGTACGCTGCTAAACAGATGGAACGATTAAAACCGTTTTTAAAAGCCTCTTTCACAAGTGCGAATCCCAGTGCTCCACCACCAATGCCTACGTTTGGAGATATTAAATCGTGGGCAGAGCATGGTGGAGCAAAGCCGTCGTGGGCTGGGACCACACGACTTGCAATGCCACAAGAGGTTCACGAGGCGGCAGTCAAAGGTCCAGATGGGAAGCCATTATACCCGCCCGCATGGATGCCGGTTCATTTGATGCCGGTTTGGAATTATGTGGCGAAAAAGGGCGGTCCTTCTTCTTACCAGGCAGTGGCACCTCAATTTTCAAGTGAAGGCTCTCCTGACGTTGGACATGAAGCAAATTTCCGCGAAGGAATGATTATTGCGTCTCTTCGTAAGTATGTTCAAAAGCGAGGAGCCGGAAAAATGACTGACATCCCGAAATCAAAACTCGCAGAAGCCGGTCTTACTCACGCAGACATTTATCGTGGTGAGATGGACATTAAAGAGTTGATCAAGAGAAAAATTATTGATCCGGTGGCTCTCATGCCTTTCATCAAAGAGGAGATGAAGGGAATGAAAAAATCTTTCACTTTGGTTGTTGATCAAGACCTGCCTGGGATAATTTTTCAAAAGTCACACACCGTTCCGCTTACGCCGGGAGATATCGCTAAGGCGAGGATCATTAAAATTCGAGGCTTGATATATGAAAAAACACGTTCTCGAATGTCCTAATTGTGGACTTGGATTGGTAAAGTCCTACGGGACTGAGGCGAAGATGCGCGTAAAACTTTTGAAATGGGATCGCAATGGGATATTCGCCGTCTGCAAGGGTTGTGGAAGCGACGTGTCAATCGGAGTGGATCTCATTAAGTCGTTGCAATCACTTTTTGTTTACGAGGTAGAAACTTCTTGCGTCGCCAAGAACAAGGTGTCAAAATAAAAACATAGGTCGAAACCTGCCGTAAGGCTCAAGTTTGATGGAGTGACGGCGTAAAGTGAAAACTTTTACGTTACCCAACTTGAGCACATGAACGAATTCTTCATAGGCGAATCAGATTTCAAAGTTTGGCTACCATCCGTGTCTTTTGAGAAAGCCAAAGATCTCCCAGAAGACGCTTTCAATTCCAGACGAATTAATGGAGTGATGAGTACCGAGCGAACCGATCGCCAGGGCGAATCTGTGATCGCCAAGGGTTTGGATTTTTCTGATTTTCTCAACCACGGGCACTACAACGACAACCATTCTCAAGAAACCTCAGCCATTGTCGGTTTCCCAGAGAAGGTTTCTTACCACAAAGATCTCTCTGAGTTTGGATGTAAAGCTGAAGGCTGGTCTTGTGAGGGGTATGTTCTCAAGGGGACCAAAAGATCCGATGCTTTGTGGGAATTGGCAAAAGCATTAGAGACAGTTCCGAATCGAAAACTCGGATTCTCGATTGAAGGGAAAGTCATTCGACGCAATGATAAGACCATCGAAAAAGCAAAAATTCGTAATGTGGCTATAACAAATTGCCCAGTAAATACTGATTGCACTTGGGCGATTCTTGCCAAGTCTTTTGAAGAGCCAGAAATCGCCATGAAGGCAATGACCGCTGGCTATGGCACTAGCCCAGGTTCTCAGTCGGGTGGAGGCGCAGTTAGAGCCGAATCGCTCGAATCTGATTTGAAAGTCCTTTCTCATGAAGAGAAAAGGAAGAAACGAAAGAAATTTGCAGATGCTCTTCAAAGAGCATTCACACTGGATTTTGAAGAAATGATGAAATCGATGGATTGGATACTAGAGCGGCGTCCCGATATGGACGAGGAAGCTGCCGCATATTTTATTCATCGGTTGTACCAGAAAGGAGGACGGATATGACAAGCCTTGAAATCGGTAGACTGTTACCTGCCGAAGTCGGGAGGGTATTGCAACATGATGCTCCAGAAAAGCAAGTGGCTGCGATGCTTTCAAAAATGGATGAGATGATTAACGTGATGAAGTCTTTAACCGCAAAGCTCGATGCTGACGCCGGTGTTACCGATGTCAACTACGCTTCGCTTTTGACCAATTCACTGAAGAAAATTGAACTAACTTTGTAAGGAGGAATTTATGGGAATCTCAAAGGATCAAGTCATGAAGGCTTTAGATTCCTTGGAGAGCAAGCTCGAAGAGCCTGTGACCAAGGCATCCGAAGACGATCTGGATCAACCGGAAGGTGCGGATCTAGGAAATCCGGCGAAAGAAAAGATGTCGGATATGGCAAAGAAAAAGAAGGCGGCAAAATCTGAAACTGCCGCTAAGGGCGACCTCAAAATTGAGCATGAAGATGATGACGATGATGAGGACGAAGAGATTGAAATGAAGGCGAAGAAAGCGAAGAAGTCTGAGACTTTTTCTGGAACTTTGCCGGATGAGGTTCAGGCAAAGATTGATGTGTCTGAATTTCTGAAATCTCTCGTGGATCATACCGCAAGCTGCATGGACGCACTTCGCGTGTCGGTGAATAAAGCCGTCAACGCGCAAGAGGCGAATCATGGTGGACTTTCCGAAGCAGTGGAAGAGCTTCAGCTCTCCCAGGCTAAGGTTGGTATTGTTCTAAAAGCTATCTGTGAGCGAATCGGAATTTTAGAAACCGCTCCCGCTCGTTCTCCCAAGGCTGACATGTCAGTCGTCAAAGGGAAAACGGCAGAGCGAGAATTCGCTTCTGGACTAGCCGAAGAGGGCGAAGAGAAGATGTTTAAGTCGTTGTCCGACAATCCCGTCGTAGCCAAATCACAAATTGCAAATGCGCTTTGTGACATGGTGAAAAAGGGAGAGGCAACGGATCTCGATGTGATTGGTTTCGAAAGTGCCAATCACCTCCGACCTGAACTCGTCTCTAAACTAAAACAGGCTTTGAATTAAGGGAAAGGAGAACTTATGTACCCGCTAATTGATCCTAAGCAGTTTGAAGGGCATGGCGACGGATTCGGAGCGTCAGACGCAGCGACAGTTGCAGAACTGAACAAAGCGCTGACCACTGGATACGCAGTCACGCCAGGTACACAGTCTGGCGGCGGTGCATTGAGGGTAGAATCCCTTGATTCAACGCTAAAGATTGTGAGTTTCTTGGAGAAAAATATCGTGCTTTTTAACGATATCCCCAAGAGCAAGGCATACAACACGGTTGAAGAGTACAACCTGCTATCGAAGTACGGTGGCAAGGGTGGATTCTTCATCGAAGAGGGTGGACTACCTCGTACCGAGGACAGCGCGTACCAGCGTAAAGCTGCGTTCGTGAAGTTCATGGGAACTACGAGGGAAATCTCTCATCCGATGTTGCTTGTTCGTCCCGCGCACGGTTCGGTGGTCGCACTTGAGACCAAGAATGGTGCAAAGTGGATGCTTCAGCGCATGGAAGAGGCTCTCTTTGGTGGCAATTCGAGCGTCATCTCCCAGGCTTTTGATGGCTTGGATAAGCAGTTGGTGGACGGTTATTCCGATCCGACGACTGCCGGAGATGGAAAGCCGGATGCTTCGGCAGAGCACGTTATTGACCTTCGTGGTCAGGTGCTTTCCGAATCCGTGTTCGAGGAGAGTTCGCGAATTCTTCTCGATAACTATATGTACCCGACGCACTGTTATCTGAATAACACCAATCATTCAGATTTCGGCAAAGCGTTCTTCGCCAAAGGACGGTATCAGATTCCGGTTGGCGCAGATGCTCAGGTCGGGTTTGTCGTAGACAAGGTAAAGGTC